CCTGCGCCGGCGCAACCAGCTCCAGCTGCGTCAGCAAGTTCAAGTGCGGGAGGAGATAATACTAAAAAAATTATACTGTCATAAACTTTGTAATACATACACAAATACACATACATATACGATTAATAATTAATAATTTAAATAATTTATTGATATTATTAATCGTAAAAATAATTTATTTTTGCAATTTCCAAGCGCATACACCCTTTGCATTGGGAACTGAAACATACATTTTACCGTCATTTCCAGCAAGGACCATTCCGCAACAGTCTGCCGCCGAATATGGGGGACTTGGTCTTTCCAGATATTTCTTCTGAGTCTGCTTAACGCATTTTGGATTGCCGTCTATGGCCGCCGCTGATGCAGCCATTTTAACCGGTGATGCCGCTTTTACAGGGGACGGAGATTTCGCGCGAAGTGGCGATGGGCTTTTTTGTTTAGCGGGTGAATGCCAGTCTTCGTCCTCGGGTGGCATCGCGCGCCTCTTTAATTCTTCCACGTCATCTGCTTCCGTAGTCGCATCAAAATAACAACCTTGAATATCCTTGTTCGGATCGCTTATATCCGAGCCGGTAAGGACTGCATCGGAGAAACTGCACCTGTTTACTTTTTCGGGAAATTTCGCACCAGTTAAAATACAACCATTAAAGTGATTTCCGCAGTCTTCATCATTTGCACAACCCTCAAAGTCGTCATACCGATTCGAGTCAAAATCGCAACCCCTGAAATCAGCATTTGTAAAATTTGATAACTGAAATCTGCATTCTCTAATTACGGTTAAGCTTGATACATGTTTTCTTACAATGGGATTAGGAGTAAACTTGCATCCGCTAAAATTAGCATGTTCTGAGTTACAATCACCAAAATCGCAGAATTCAAAAGTGGTTCCACTATAATTTGAATTGCCAAAACGGAAATTATCGAACCGGGTATTTTTAATAGTTGAATTCACACATATTAATGGTTTTACCTGGACACCCAGGTTGTAAGCATGAGATTCCCCAACATGACAATATGTAAACTCAGCATCTATGATCGTTGCACCACTAAAATTGGCTCCATCTAATTCGCACATGCTAAATGTCGTATCAGTAAGATCTGCATTTTGAAATTTTGCATTTTTCAAGTTACATGAAAAAAATGTAACATTTCTTAAATCCATACCGCTGAAATCGGCATCTTCGAGGTTCATTTCTATAAACTTTTTATTTTCTGGTATTTCTATAGGACTATTTCTAGGACTTGGGCTGGGGCTCTTTGACTTGGACTTCACTTTGATTGGACTAACCGCCTTGGCCTTAGCTGGGGCTTTTTTAACTTTATCAGCAGGGGCCTTTTTGGCGGTGCGCTTGCGGCATTTGCTGGTTTTATCATTCCACGAGCATTCATCATTAGCATCACACGACGTTTTATCTAATTTGGGGCAACTGAGTGCTTTTGCTTTTGGTTTAGCTGCCTTTGGAGATTTTGGAGATGATTTTTTAGAAACGCCTCTTACTGGAGCTTTTCCGCACTTTGATGTTTTAACATTCCATTTGCACACCACACATTCGTCTTGTGTTTTTAACGATGGGCATACGGAATTATCTGCACCGCCATGATACCGACGATGACGACGATGCAACTTTCTTGATGATGCTGAAACCATTTCAAATGAGTTTAAATATAAATATAATATAGATTATAATTTATAATTTATTAAATTAAAATTTTTTAAATTTATTTGAAATTTTTACATCAAATGTTAACTAAACTAAACTAAACCCTTAAACTCGGATTTATGCATTTATCCTTCGACGGAAATATGTTTCCCGACATGCATGTGTCGCCTTCACCAACCTTCATGCAGCTGCGTATTCCACGATCTTCTCCGACAAGGCAGTAGCCCGCTTTTCCGCTGATTTTACCCTTTTGGGTAACACTGCTTGCATCATCCGCTTCGGGTAGTTGAGTTTCAGCGGTAGTAGCAGCACCCGCATCTGTTCCGCGTTTCATGGTTAGCGCATTTGCACGGGCGCGCTCTTGTTTCGAATCACCATTACCGCTTGGTTGGATTCCACTTCCGGTTACCTGGTCCTCGAGAACACTTACACCCGATTTCGTAGCCCCAGAAACAATATCGATTCCAGTTTTAGTGCCTTCGGCAGTGGTTTTAACAGTTTGTTTTGTAATCATTGCAAAAATGTCCATAATGGGACGAACGACAGGTTCTGCGAACTGTATGGCGTCATCGGTAATCGCACCCATTTGTGTAAATACATTGAATCCCGCGAATGCGAGCAGGGCTGCAATAAGAATGAAACGAATTAAATAGCTAAAGAATGACGGTGATGAATCTTCGTCGGAATCTGTTTTTTTAGCATCGTCTACTGCAGATGAAAACCAAGACGTTACCGGCGACGCGTCCGCCGACGATGCAGATGATGAGTCGCGGGTATTTGAAGACGATGCTGGTGACGGTGCGAATGCGTTGAATATGTCTTTGGATTCTCTCGATACCGATTTTCCAAGACTGGTAAGTGTTCTGCTAATATTTGTCGGAGTTGGAGTGGACGATGATGGGATGGATGAACTCAAATATGATAACGATTTTGGAATGAACGATGCGATCCGAGACGACGAGTTGCTCTTATCCAAGCCAGGGCTTCGAATGGATGATGCTGACATGTTTTAGTTTAATATATATTATTATATGATATATATAGTTTAGTTTACTACTAATAAATTATACTTTAGACTCTTATATTATATATTATAAAACTTATAAAATAATTTTAATTATTTTATAATTGTAGTGTTGGGGGTGCATGTCTAAACTGGCGGTTGTGCGCGCGTATCATCATCTACCTCTCCTCCTCCTCCTCCTCCTCCTCCTCCTCCTCCAAGTCCGCCGCCACCAGACCGAATCACCGTATTCATTGAATTCAGCATATCTAATTTTGCAATTGTTTTATCCATATCAGCCTTTGCGGTGTTATGAAACAAGTAATTCGTTTTCGGAGCAATTTCATTTTTTTTAATTTCCCGATACACTGCGTTTACCTTTTGAACCACATTGGTTATTTTATCCTTATATTCAGGAATAATGATATCTTGCTGGGTGGAATACGGTTGCGTGAGAAGCGAAACCGCGAAATAAATGAGATAGCGTCGCTTCTTTTTTACAGACAGCATGAAACGCACGCAATACATTTTAAATAGACACTCCACAATTTTTTTGGTAAGAATGTTGTCGAGTGCACCGGACCGCATGGTTATGAGTTGCCAGACAATCCAAATGGGATCCATTTGCAGTTTGTCATCGACGGGAACGGTTGCGCGCCGTTCGCAGCGGCAAACCTGCTTTTTCGATTTGCAAATGGTATGAAATTCCATAATCCATTCCAGCCAATAGCACGCAAAATGCGCGCTGCTTCCGGCTTCATTGGATAAATGAAACGCCAACTCATTAAGTGCAATGAATAATTCGGGCGGATCGCCTTTGATAAAAACGTCCTCCAAATATTTTACGTGCGGGGCCTTGAGTTTTTCGGTCATTGTAGTGACATCATATTCCTCCGCCTTTACTATTTTTATACTTTCATACTGGTGGAGCTTGTTAGAATAACACAGAACTGCAATCACTTCAGCAAAAAGAGCACGCAGTTTGGGATTATTTCGCATCCGAAGTTCGTTTCCCCCGTACCCATTTGAAACAATCGCTTTAAACGCACTGTATCGCATGTCAATGTAAGTTGGTAATCGAGGATTTGCGAGGTGAACGTATTTACCAACAAATGTGAATATGGTTTCCCATAGCTCGACATATTTTCCGGCACATATAAGTTCTGCCGACCAGTTGCACGCTGGTTCTATTCTTGAGTTCGAAAGTGATTTTAATAGTGCCTTTGTTACGTCGGTAAGTTTATATTTTGAAAATGTTATACCGCGAAACTCGCGTTCTTCGCGAATGTCGTCTATCTCTGCAAACGAATTTGAACCAGACATAAAATGTAAAGGTAAGTAAATTATAAATTATAATAAAAATATACTAAAATAAAAATATTTTACCGCTATTCAATTCAATTCAATTCAATTCAATTCAATTCAATTCAATTCAATTCAATTCAATTAAAATAAATAAATAAATAAATAATATATAGTAATATAAATAATTTTATTAGATTTAGATTTACG